CATCCGGCTCATCAGGCTGTTCATCTGTCTGTTCATCTGTCTCTGGAGCCTCTGGTAGCGTATCAGCCACTTCTGCTGGTTGCGCTTCATCTGCTTCACCTTCAAATGACTGGAGTGTCTTTGCCAGTGTTTCGGCTACGGTTTCGGGCCTTGCTGGCTCCGCTGCTGGGGTCGTTGCCTCAACTTCAGGAGTGCTATCAAGCTGCATTTGTTTTGTCCTTTAATCCAGTAAGTGATTTTGCTCGTTGCCGACCTCGACAAAGTTGTTGCGCCGCAAAAACTCGCGGTGCTGTGAACGGCTGGTGATCCAGCCGCGATCCTTCATGTTCTGGTAGGGTTCAATGTCCCTCATAATGGAAACGCCGCCCTTGGGGGCGGCGCTTGCCTTGGGAACGATCTTGCCGTCCCGGTATACATATGTGGTCATCTCATCAGCATCCCTGCCGCCACTTGGCGCATCTGTGCATCCATCTTCCGGCGTGGCTTGTTGAAGGTGCCGATGGCCTGCATGATTTCTGGAAATATCTTGTTCATGACGCCAGCCAAAGGACTATCCAGCGCCTCGCGAATGATTTCTTTTTCTTGCTCTGACAGCGCCTGAAAGGCTTGGTCAGCGCGATCCATATCAATTTCAATCATGTGAAGTCCGTTGGGTTGCCAAACAGGTTGAGATTTGGTGCGGCTTGGTCAGGCATGGTCATGTTCCGCGTTTGCAACAGATCGACCAAAGTGTTCGGCGCATATCCGTATGGCTGGAACAGGTTGCCCGCGCCGCTATAGAGGTAATACGGGTTCCGCAGATAATTGATTGCCAGATCATCAATCTGTTCTGGTGTGGTGGTGCCGGGGTCAACTGCTGGTGGCGGGGCTGATGCCTGCATCATTTGCTGAGTTTCATCACCGCTTTGCACCTCATTCTGTCCAGCAGTGCCGCGCACCAAACCTTGAAAGGCACCTTCATAGTTTGGGTCATTGACGCCGCTGTAAACAACCCCACCAAACGGATTCATGCTGAGTGTACCCCGCCCAGCCTGTGCGCCAGAAACCAAGCCGGTTTGCGGGTCACGCACCGCGCCTGGTAAAGACATCAACTGCCCTACATTAAACGCAGCCGCGTCGGCTGGGTCTGGCTGGTTGGTTAGCCCACCAAGTATGCCGCCACTCAGTATAGAGCCAATGCCCGTACCCGGCGCTGTGCCGCCATATAGGTCATCATAAGCGTCTGCAAAAAACCCACTCATTGGGTCATTTCGCCCTGGCGCACGATTAACACGATCACGCGGCGCTGGGCGGTCTGGGTTTGCAAGCGAATCTTGTGCCGCTTGGTTAATTAGCTGACGTGCGAGATCAGCCTGAGAGTCGTCGGCTGGCGGTGGCGTTTGTCGTGACGCAAGCGATTGAGATGCAGCTTGCTCCACTAGATTGAATGGGTCAGGCGAAATCTGACGAGAATCATCAATGACGTTAGTTGTGCCTCGAACCATTGGGCGTCCACGCGCATCTGTCTGCGCGGGAGTGGCGCTCTCGCGTGCATCGTCAGCCGCGCTGCTACCGCCATCGCTCTTGTAGCAGATGCGGTTTTCAATCAAGTAACTGCGAACCATCCCTTGCCCCTGCTAATGCGGTTTGCGCGTCCCAAGACGCCTTGGCCAAATATTGAACGCAGATGGTCGCGGCCTTCTCTTACCATCTGCCGCACGCCGCCATAGGGCGCGAGAAAATCAATCAGCCACAGGTTTTCACCTGCCTGCCAATCATCTGGCTGCAACAGCCTGGTGCCGTCCCAGTATCCCTGCTGTGCCTCTTCATTCAGCATGGCCCAGGTGACAAAGCCGACAGGATTGCCTTCAGCCTCCCAGATGCGGAATTGCTGCAAGGCAATCGGCGGCAGGATTAAGCGGTGGATGTCATCAACGGTGTAATCGCAATATTCATCCGACTGGCCCATCAGCCAGGTTATTTTGCCGACTGCTTCAGTGTTCTTCATCCGCTTGTCACAACCTTCGCAGCGTCACTCTCCAGCTTTTGCTGCTTGAAGGCTGCATCTTGCGCTGCCTTCTGCTGGTCAAGTTCGAGGCGTGCGACCTTCACTTGCGCGTCCGCTGCTGCCTGCTGTGTCTGCGCCTGTACCTTGGCGGCCTCTACCTCGACCAGCTTGTCTGTCGGGCTTGGGCCTGCCTGCGGTGCTTGGATGCTCTCAAGGCTTTCTTCCAGATCGCGTGCGCCAGGAAACGCCCGCGCTGCAAACAGCAGCATTTGCTTTGCCTGATCAAAGCCGACAGCGCCTGATGCCACCATTGGGCCGATTGCTTGAAGGAACTGCACGGCAGCGGTCAGGAATTCTGTGCGGCTGCGTTGCTCTGATGCGCTGTCCATCGCGCCAGATTCCTCAGTATCGACAGAGATACGATAAGAGCGCAGGCGCTCATCACGCATGACTGCGACCACCTCTGGCGATATGTTGATGCCTGTAATGCGTGACAGCAGTGACGGCTCAAGGTTTTCAACCATCAATTCGGCTTTCAGTTCCATAATCTGGTCTAGGAACTGTTCGACGCGCCGTTGCCGGTTGACAAGGCGCATGGCCCCGAACTGGCCCTTGATGCGCTGTGCTGTGGCTGTCTCACGGCTGGCCGACTGGCCGCGCATGATGTCGCTAATGCCGGTGATCTCATATATGGTCTGCACCACGATCTGGCGCGACTGATAAAGCTGTGCCAGCGCCTTGATTAGATTGTCCAGCGGTGCCTCTTGCATGACGTTGGCCAGACCGCCACCGGCTTGCAGCATCGCCATGTTGTCCACCGGCACAAACTCATTGTCTGTGGCGTTAGCCAGGCGCTGCAATTCTTGGAATGATGCGTCATATACACCGCGCCTTTTGAGCGCGTCAGTCAGGCTGGCAATCCGCTGTGTAATCAGATCAAGTTCAAATAGCTGGTCTTCATATGTCAGGATTTCAGGCACAGGCAGCGTGGTGTCTGTCGTGCTGATGGCATATAGCGGCTCTGGCATAGGCCAGAAGCCTTCAAGATTATAGGGATCTTCAAACTCTTCTAAGATGTCATCAAAGTCAGTGGCTATGAATATCTGTTTCAGGCTGCGCTTGTCCCAGATTTCATAGACTTCAGCCATAGACGGCATCTGATTGTCATCATAGCCGCTGTTGGTATCACCGTGATATGTGAGCGCGATTTGCTCACCCTTGGCCCCGTAATAGTCCACAAGTTCCTGGCGTGTCATCAGGTGCCGGAACGCAATCCAATGCACGTCCTCCCACGATCTGGCTGGCGACATGGTGAAATCAGCCCAATGCACATATTCACACCGGATTGATTGCTCACCGATATATTCAATCGGGTTGCCCTCCATGAACGCGCCCATGGCATCCATCTTGACCATGTCCTGATCAACGGCATTGCCCTCGCGGTCTACAAAGGACTGACCAATTGGCACCTCGCCCATCTGCCCTGGTGCCACCTCGCCAATACCCATCACATTATTGACTTGCAGGGGTATGCGCTCTGGATCGCCCTCGACCAGCAGCGGCTCATAGACCATCCGCATGACGCCGCGCCCGACAATCAGCATGTCCTCAACCACACGCCGGACGGCTGCATCAAAGTTGTAGACATCAAGCTGATACTGCAAACCGCGTTGCAGGACAGTTGATATGATGCGCCCGATGGGGTCTTGGTCCTTGAACCGGCGTGTCACCCGCGGCTTTGGCGTCTTGAAATAGAGGCTTGATTTCAGCGTATCTACATTGCTGTAAAAGATATTCATCCGCGTTTCGCGTGTGGTGCGCTCCGGCGTGTCATCCCTGTATCTGTCAATGATGTCAAAGCAGCGGTCATGCCATGTTTCTTCAAACTTACGCGCACGCCTGATCTGATCATTCCAATACGCCGCACGATCAGCCTTTTTGGTAGGCTCACGGTCATATGTATAGGATTCAGCCATTTACAATCTCCAGCCTTGCGGCTTCGTCGCGTGTTCCAGCCCGGCCATCATTTCGTCAATGGTGGGTGGACGCCACGGGTCTTCATCTATTTCCGGCGCCCTGCGCTGCCACGGACGCGCCATGCAGGCATAACGGATGTCGTCAGCCGCGTGGTCTTCTTGCGTGGTGTCGATGTCTTCGAGGCGGTGCTTGTCGTGTGTGAGTACCGGCAGCGTTCTAATCGTGTCCACGCAGTCGCTAGATATAAAAAGCATTGGGATACCATCATCACCTATCAGGCGCTGGCGCACCTGATCCCAGCCATTGATCCGGCTGTTGTCAGCACGCCGGAACTTGACGCCCATTTTGCTCAGACGTTCACCAATCGACGGCCCGCCATCAAATTTCCATATGCTTGGATCGCCCACGCTGAAATCAATGCGCTCATAGCCCTCACGGCTGCGAATACCGGCCCCGACCTCTTCTGCTGTCATCCGCAAGCCCACATTCGGCCTGCCGCTGGAGCCATACCACTCGCGGTATCTGATCAATGCGCCGTCAGGATATTCATCATGATCGTCTGCGACAGCCCACCAGCCAACACTGAATGGCGAGGCAGAACCCCAGTCAAAGCTGCGGAACCGTGTCCAGTGTTCAGGGATATCAAACGGCCTGATCACATGCAGATCGCGTTTCCACACATCGCCAAAGAAGCTGCCAACGACCAGATCCCAGTCGCCCTCACGCAACGCGCGGCCCAACTCTTCAGGCAGGGCACTAAAACTAGAGGCATATGACGGGTCAATATATTTGTTGTCGGCCATCTTGGCCGGGATATACATCGTCAGCCAGCCCTTGTCGGCGGCATTATTAGGATCACGCATGGTGTGATCGTAAAAATAACTCTCAGCCGGTGCCGGGTCGATATAGAGCGCTTTTAAGAAATTATGGCTCTGACCGCCTGGATTGGCCGTCATCACCAAGCGCGGGAGAAACTCTGCCTGTTTGGGCGCAAAGTTGCCCAGACGCATCCGGCTTTTAATGTATCCCAATTGATACGGGGTCATCTGCCCCGCCTCATCTACCAGGGCGATATGTATCTCTGTTCCCTGGATACGGTCACAATCACTGTCGCGCTCCAGATACTGGAACTGGATCGTGCTGCCGTTATAAAACTCATATCGTTTGCGCGTTTCATTGAAGGTGCCAAGTTCTGCTGGCATCTCCTTTTTCAACGGCTGTATGTGGTTGCTGTCCAGTTCAGGCAGTGACCGCCTGAAGATGAACGCCTGCAAGCCTGGGTTCTCCAAGCAAAAGCCGATGATGTCCCAGCGCCCACTGTGCGACTTGCCGCCGCCAGCAGCACCGCCAAACAATATCTGCTTGGCACGACACTTATGCAGCAACGCCTGCTTTGGTTGCGGCGTGTAGTCCAGCTTGATTGTTTTCTGGGCCATTACCTGAACAAGCCCAAATCATCCCGCACTTGTGTAAGTCGGGACGGGTCTATGCCCAGGTTTTCGACTGCTGCGTCAGGTAGTGTTAGGAGTTCTCTTGCAACCGCTGCAAGTCGATCGGGAGCAAGTGATCCAGAACCAAGTCCTGCGCTCCCAAGATTTCCTGCGGGGTCACCAACGCTGCGTCCCCTTTGTGCCGCTTCAAGATTCGGCCCATCGCCTGCTCGAACAAGATCGCCTGCTCCGGCGAATATTCCAGTAGCTGCTTCCCCAGCGTAGAAGCGACCTTCTTTGACAAAGCGTTTAGTTGCGTCTGCTCGAAAGCCATCGTTACCAGTCCATTTCATAATGACAATCTTTGGTGGGCCAGCACTTTCGTCCCAGCCAGTAGATCGCCAATAGTCCTCCAGGTCAGCCAATTC